CTAAGTCTTCAAAGATCTGGGTTGGCACGATATCCGGCAATGTAGCAGATTGTGAGCGGATCTTTTCTATTTGCTCAATGATTTGTTTTTGAAGTTTAAGGTTTTCTTCCGCAGTAATAATCCCAGTGGGAATAATATCTTCTTCGTTAAGACGAATATTTACCGCGCTTCGACCTTCATATCTTTTTAGGAATCTGAGCTGCTCTTCAAGTTTTTTCAGCTTATCGCCAGACAAGAATGCAGTGATATCGTCAAAGAAACTTGCAAGCGGCCCAGCCACTAATGCAGTCAATGAAACCGCAAGCGCATCGAATGAGGATTTCATTCGATCAATAGAGTCCTTGGCTTCTGTCAGCTTGTCTAACTGCTCCTGATTGAAGGTTAGGCCAAGTCGGTCGGCCTCATCGGTAAATGCCCTGATTCCTTTTGCGCCTTGATTCAATAGTGGCAACAGCGCAAGGCCAGCTTCACCGAATAGTTTTGTGACAACGTAAGCCTGCTGGGCTGGGTTTTGTATACCCGCAATCTTGTTTGCGAAAAATTCAAGCTGCCGTTGAGTGCTTAAACCTGAGACTTCTTTAACAGAGACGCCCATAAGATCGAAAGCGCGTTTCGCTTCGCCCGTTCCCAGCGCGGCCTCAACAATCCCCTTTTGCATGAATTGCAGGGACTTCACAAGCGCTTCCATCTCCACGCCGTTTAGCTTTGCTGCGTAGGCTAGTTGTGACAATGCCTCAGTCGTAACGCCAGCCCTAACCGCCGCCTTGTTTATTTGATCGCCAAGCTCAATCGCGTTTTTTGCTGTATCGGAAAAAAACCTGCCCACGGCAGTAACGCCAATGGTGGCAAGCGATGCTTTCAGCAATTTCGCGGTATCATTAAGCCCACGCATCCCATTCGTTGCGGAGCGAATTGCGGCCTGTGTTTGATCGACTGCTTTTAGTTTTAACGTCGCTTCTGCCATGACCGCTCCTGATCTTCAGCCTCTAATTTACACGCAGCCAAAAGGTGCATGAAATCGCTTTCGGACAACTCAAATATCTGATCGGGTAGAACGTGCAGCCTCAACGCTAATGCGTAGATTGTCCGAAGCTGCCCGTCCTCTATCAGTTTTTTTCGGCATCCTCCATCGTGATCGGATCATTATTCATGGCCGACACGATTCGGGCGATAACCTCTGGGTCGTACTCATTCATCAGTTCGACCTTTTCGGCTTTGTGCCACATCTTCTTTCCGTCCTTGTCACGGCCTCTGACAATCAAGGTGATTGCCATTGCTTCCATGTCTAGGACGGTTGCGCCGTCTTGCTGTTTGGCAAGTAAGAAAATCTCCCGCCGCTCCGAAAGGGTCATGTCCGGCCAGTAATAGACGGACACTCCCCATTCCGGAACGGGGATGGGCTGGAGATTCTCAACGGTTCGACGTTCAGCAAAGGAAGACTTTGCTTTTTCCTTCCAATTCATTTGTCACCTATTAGCTGACGGTTCCTGCGGTCAAGGCACCGTTGCCGATGAAGTTGAATGTAATTTCCGTAATCGCGCCACGGCTTACCGTGCGGGTGATATCGGTAATCAGAGCGTTGCCGTAGTAATACGCATCGCTCGACCCATCGCCTTCGGGGTAGAGCTTCAGCGCGACGTTCGCACCGGGCGTCAATGCAACCTGTCCGTTGGTGTCTGTCTCATCCCAAAAGCATGAGACGTTACCCGACCACGACTTGATAGCCGTGACGTTATAGGTTTTATCGGTATCTGCTAGCGCAGTATCTTCTGCATATTCTGCGGTTTGCGTAAAGGTAAAGCCGGTCACTTCTGCGACCGTTGCTGAGTCGACTTTTACAAGTCCTTCAGAGCCATGATGTGTAGCCATTTTTTATCTCCTAGCCAATGATAGTTTCAACGTCATTTTCTACAGTTCGATATAAAACGCGGAACTGTAATCGCGCATTTCCAATCGGCGCATCGCCGCTGAAATCATGGGTGATGGAGGTATCGACCAAAGCGGCATCCTTCGCCAATCCATCCAGCGTAGGATTATTCGCTATGGCTTCCTCAATGCTAACGCAGAGGGTATCCATCGCATCGTCAAGGTTGCTAACGGATCGGGCCACTGCCTCAATCACGACCGTCAATTCGCGATTCTGTTTGCGCGGGCGGGTTAGCGTAGTCTCTGCCACGATTTCTGAGTTGGTGTAAATCAACGCCAGCGTCGTGGAATCTGGCGGGATCGGATAGACCCGCGATTCGGATATCACCGCAGCGGCATTCGCAGCGGTCAGGATGCTCCCAATCTTTTCGCGAATTTGCTGTCTAGCGTGGCTCACGATGTAGCCTCCAGTCGCAGCTTGGTCATCCCAGTCCCATCGTTTTCGACGTTACGGATATTGAATAATGTGCAGTCAATATCCAGCACATCACCGAAGGCCCAACGACAAGGCAAATCTGCGGTGCGGATATGGAACACGGGTTCGCTGCTAGCGAACTCCGCTTCGGCCACATCCACGCCTAGATACTCCCGATCAAAGATTCCGTTGATCGGATAACGCTTGCCCTTGCTTTTATAGACTGCCAGCGTGCCGAAATCAGTCACGCTTAACATCGTTGCACGATCTGCTGCGGTTTCAACGCCCATAGGTAATCCCCCAGACTTGGCTGGTTGAGGTCATGCCAACGATATCGATCTTGCCGCTAAATGTATCGCGAAAGAGCCTGTCCCATTCTTTGTAGGGTCTGGCTGATGGGTGCAGATTAACTCCGTTTCTAAAGTCAGGAAAATCTGCCGCCGCGATCAGCAGCGTTCCCTTCGCGATACGCTCAAGCTCTAATAGTCCAGGCACTATGTCTGGCTCTAAGATATGCTCAATCACATCAACGCAGGTGACCACATCAAAGCTATTGTCAGGAAACGGGATATCATCGATGGTCGCGTTGACTACGAATTCATTGCAAAGCTCTGGCACGGCTTCAGTGCCATAGACCGGACGGAATCCAAGAGACTGCGCTACGCGCATCAATTCACCGCGTCCCGTGCTGACATCTAAGAATGAACCACGAAACGGCTTGATGATTTCCGTCATCGCACGAAGTCGACCGTCGCCCATTCGATATGACGGGTCACGATAGGCTTCGACGTAGTGATTAACTTCCCTTTTTCTGGCGTCCACGTTTTACTATCTCACGCACGTTTTGAACGGATATCGGGCTGGTATATGGCACGGCAAAGCCTTTGCCAATCAGCCAGCGACCGAATGTTTCGTCAACGTCAGCGACCCGCCCAGCTTCCAGCGTTTTGCCGCCGTAGTTGCGGGATCGTTTCATTTCAACCTTCATAGCATCCAAATACCTTTGTGACGCCGCCTGAGACGGCACGAACCCGATCAGGGTTTTGCAGATGATCGTGAACGCGCTTCCATACGCCAGATGCCGTGACGCCCATTTCATAGCCACGATCACCAATCTTGCTATGCCAATATCTGCGGTCGCTCATATAGTCATCGCAGCCGCAAATCACAATTTCGTCAAAGCCCATATAGTCTGCGATCCAGACAGCGGTGCCGCCGCTGAACCCAAAGTCAGGGCAGATGCCAGACCAGATATCCGCGCATTCTTTGTGATGCGTAACGATAGGCGCATGGCCGACCAGTATCGGATAAAGGTCTTTGTCCTGAAATACGATGTAGTCCAGCGGCAGTAGCAGCGCGTGCTGGTTGACGCCGATCCACATCCCCGTCGCCTGAAAGCGCGGGCGTACAACCTTGATATCTCCGATCAAGGTGGGGCCGCCACCAAGGACAACACAACGTCGCCCCTGATGACGGCCCTTGAGAGTAACTAAATCGATCAAGCGCAATCCTTACGCAGTCACAATCTCATTACACTCTGCGAACGACTCCGGATGACGAACCGCAAAGTCGCAATCATGGAATGCCACGATGCGAACCGTGCCTTCTTTCGATCCAGTGTACGGATCAGCCATCAGGTCGATGCCCGACCATTGGCCGATCAAGAGGTCAGACCACACGCCGAAGATCATGGCCGACAGCGTGCCGCTGGCCGATCCCTTCGACAAGTTGGCCGGAACCTGCTGCGACACAACCAGCGGATAGCCGTAGAGCGCATCCAACTGCGGGCCAAGGATGAAGTTGCCTTCGATACCACTGGACTGCTTCGGAGTGTTCGCCATCTTGGCTTTCACTTGGCCGTTGGTGAGGAATGCCGCGCTGCCGGTAAGGGCGTTATCAACTTCCACTTCTTTGACCAAGTTGGTGACCATCGCCCAAGTCGGCGCAGCACCGTTGGTGCCAAGCGTGACAGAGCCGATGCCGCTGGTGTTCAACACGCCGGTCGGCTTGTTGGTGCCAGAGCCCGATACCGCAGCCCCGTCCATCGCGACTGCGATAGAAGCGGCCAAGTCGTTACGCACCATCGTCTCAACGTCCAAAGAGCTTTGGAGCATCAAGCGGCGGGAGTAATCAACATAAGCAGCAAGGGTCTTCGGTGACATCGTGACCTGATCAAAGGTCGGCGCGCCTTCGGTCGGGGCCGATCCCTCACCCACCCAGTAGGCCGCAGCAGCAGCCGACTTGCGCGGGATCGCGACGTTGCCCTGAAGGCCCGTCAAGAAGGTCGCACCCAAGGTGTTCAGCACCATACGGTTGCGAAGCACATCGATGAACGAACCGGCCAACAGGTCGGTCGCCACCAAGTTGCCACCCTTCGACGTACCGGAGGCGGTCGAAGTCGTGATGTCACGCTTCAACACATCGACCGGAATCATAATGCCACGGCTGTCGCGGCCTTCGCGCTTCGCAGCGGCATCCGACACCTCAAACTCAAAGCGCGCTTCTTCCTGTGCGCGACGATCTTGAGGATTGGACAACGCACGGATCGCACGAACGAAGCTGAAGTTGCGGGCTTCTTTTTCGCTCAAGCCAATCTCAGCGGTGGCAAGGGGCTTGCTACCAACCTTATCAAGCAACTCACCACGGAATTGCTCAATGCTCATGCCGTCGCGGATAGCGGCTTCACCGAATTCGCGATGGTTATGACGGGCGGCAAGATCAAGGATCGCAGCAACGCGGCTGCGTTCCACTTTAGATGCGTCCTCACGGACGACTTGGATATCATCGGACATTTTTTGTACCTCAGAAATGGTGATGACAGGTTCAGCGTTGAGGTCGGCACTGCGGCCCACGCCGACGCTGGTATCTGCCGGAATAGAAACAATACTTATCTCAAGAGGTGTCCAGCTAATTGCGCGGAAAATCTCCCGATCCCCCTTGCGACCATCTGCGACCATCTCATTGATGACATAGCCCACGGACACGTTTGACCGTATGCCGTCAACTACGTCTTGCCAGATTTCCTCAGCCCGTTTGCTTTTCCCAAAGCGAACGACAGCCCGCGCCACGCGGTCACTTCCAAGGCTCATCTGCTCTATGACACCCACTTGATCAGCGGGGTCATGGTCTACCAGCAATGGCGCACGGCCACTGCCAATAAATTCGGAACGAATCGCGCCTGCTGAATGGTCAAGAATTTCCATCCCCCATCCACGGTCGACTTCCATTTCACTGCTAAACGCCAGCGTCACGCGCCGGTCTTCGGTCACCGTTTCGCGCTGAAAGGTCGCGCTACGGAATACCCGTTCGGTCGGCCCCTTGCGCGAAGCTGCACCCTGATAGCCTTCTTCCCACGGCTCTTTACCCGTGATGTCTTTGGGCCGCTCACCTTCCATCGCGGCTTCTTCGGCGGCTTCCTCTACGGCTTCGATGGCGTCATCCGCGTCTTCGGATTCGTCCATATCAAATTCGGATTGGGTGAAGGTCACCGTCACCGTCGCATCGTCATCAACCACTGCGACAACGTGGCGTGTTTCTAAATCATCCATGCTTCGGCCCTCATTCTCTAACTGTTTATCTTTGGCGTTGGCCCATGACTTGCCGGGTTCGCCGCCCCATAACGCCCACGCAATACGTCCTGCGCTGGGGTATCCATCTTCATCCGGTGACCAGCCTTCGCCTTCCTTATCGACTTCGTGTCTTGCGAAATAGCTGACCATCCGACGCACGGTTTCCGGTGATAGGTTCTTGCGATTGCTGATATCACGCGCACGGGCAACGCCGACCTCCGTACCACCACGCCCAAATTCTTCGCGCCAATCAAGGCCGCGCTGGGCTTCCTCTGCCATTGCTTCGGTGGGTTGG